GAAAAAAGATATTTCTTAAAATGTATGGAAAACAACATAAATTTAGACCAGAAAGCGAGAATCATTGTTGATACAATACACAGTGTTAAAGGCTCTGAAGCCGACCACGTCGTCATTTGTTCTAAAGCCAATTGGCCGTCCCACTTTGAAAAAAAGAACAAAGAAGAAAAAGTTAAAGAACTAAGAGTTTGGTATACAGGTGTGACGAGAGCGAAACAATCGTTACACCTTATCAATACAGACCACAAATATCACTTTCCATTAGGAAAGATTTATAATAACTATAAAGATAATTATGTCCACTAAATCTGATTTAGAAAAAGTATTTCCTTCTGAAAGACAAGAAGGAGGAGATCATTATAAAATAAAGATACAACCTTTTCATTTTGTTATGGAAAACAATTTAAATTTTTTTCAAGGGAATGTAATTAAGTATGTTGTGAGATACCAAAAGAAAAATGGAATTGAAGATTTAAAAAAAATTATTCATTATTGTGAATTAGAAATAGAACGATTACGTAATAATAAATCATGAGTATTAGTAAAAATGACTTCAGACTCGTAGCAGGGGCTGATGAAACTAAATTTATTGGTGAACCTACCATGAGAATTTTATCATTAGGAGCTGGTGTGCAATCTTCCACACTTGCATTGATGGCTCATGAAGGAGCTTTTGATGTAAAACCTGATGCTATGATTTTTGCAGACACCGGTTGGGAACCTCCGACTGTATATGAACATCTAGAATGGTTAAAGAACAATGTCAGCATACCTTTGCATACTTGTATGAAAGGAAATATTCGCGAAGACATACTCACGGCTCTTGGACCAGGTGGTAATCAATTTGCCTCTGCACCTTTTTATACGTTAAATGATGAAGGTAAAAAAGGAATGGGACGAAGACAATGTACAAGAGAATATAAAATTACTCCTATTGCTAAAAAGATTAGAGAGCTCATGGGTTACAAGCCAAGACAAAAAATGAAAAAAGATCAATGGGTAGAAGTTTGGGTAGGAATATCTACAGATGAAATTATGAGAATGAAGCCATCACGATTTTGGTGGCAATGTAACCGATGGCCTTTGATAGAGAAAAAAATGTCCCGGGAGGATTGTTTAAAATGGTATGACAATAAAAATTATAAACGCCCGGCAAAGTCTGCTTGTATTGGATGTCCCTTCCATGATGATGCATTTTGGATAGATATGAAAAAAAATAGACCAAAAGAGTTTGCAGATGCTGTTCAATTTGATAAAGAGATGCGTATGCATAATCCAAAAGTTAAAAACTTTGTTCATAGAAAATGCAAACCTTTAGATGAAGTTGATTTAGATCCTAAAGATAACCATCCTGATTTATTTAATTTAGAATGTGAAGGGATGTGTGGAGTATGATCGATAAAGTAATAAACTTTGGGCATTCTATTTTAATTCCAAAATGTGATTCGTATATTAAAGATATTATTAAAGTTAATGGAGAATGGGAAACTAATGTATACAAAGCTTATAAAAGTATTTTAAACAAAGAATCTATTGTAATTGAAGTAGGAGCGCATGTAGGAACTCATACTGTAGAAATGGCTAAAATATGTAAACATGTGTACACTTTTGAAATACAAAGATTTTTAAATCAATTATTATCTTATAATTTAATTCACAATGAATGTTTTAATGTAACTAATTTTTTAGAAATTATTGGAAACAATGATGCAATCGTTCCTATAGAAGAACTAATATATAACGAAACAAATTTTTGTGGTTTTAATACAGGAGCTATGACTGTTAGAGGATTAAATAAACCATGGGGATATCCTATACTAGAAATTAAATTAGATAATAAATTTAATTTTTTAACTAAATGTGATTTGTTAAAAATAGATGCAGAAGGATCTGAATTAGATGTTTTAAAAGGAGGATTGAACTTTATTAAAAGAACTAAACCTGCAATATTAATTGAATTTGATGGAGACCACGATAAACAAGAAATGTTTAATTTACTACCCAATTATAAATTTAAAGATGTAATAGATAGGTATAAAAATAAAACAAATGATATGGTTTTTCAAAATCAAATGATGATTGGAGAATATGAAGGAAGCAAAGAAACCGATTGAAGTATATTTAAATTTTTACAAAAGATTAAAAGAATTTAATGTTCAAATAAATAACGTCATTGATGTGGGTTGTTACCAAGGATCCTGGACTTCTAGGTTAAAATTAATTTACCCAAGTGCTAATTATTATTTAATAGATTTTAATGATAAATATAGAGAAAAACTAGAAATTTTAGGAACTTATTACAAAGAGGCTGTTGCTCAAAAAGTAGAGGAAAGAGAATTTAATATTAGTTTATCAGACGCAAGTACTGGTAATTCATTATATGAAGAAAATTCAAATGTAAAATTTGAAAAAGAAAAAGTAATGACTAAACCACTAAAATATATTGTTCCCGATCAATCTTATGATGTTATTAAAATGGATGTACAAGGGGCAGAATTAGAAATTATTGAAGGATCTATGGATTTGTTTCAAAAAACAAAATTTGTGCAGCTAGAATGCCCTGTGCATGCTAATAACATTGGAGCTCCATTATTTGAACATTATATAAATTACATGGCAAATAATAATTTTAAAGTTTTTGATTGTGAATCTTTATTTATTAATTGTAAATTAATGGCAATGGATATAATATTTATAAATACAACATTACCGAAGTTATCTACTTTGGAAAATAGTAAAATATATTACGCAAACGGAGATCCAAATGACACACCAGCTTAACTTTCAATACCAGGAATCAGATTGGTGTTGTCCTTCTGAGTATCCTGATCTTACTCATGCAGATGCAATTGCAATTGACTTAGAAACAAAAGATCCGAACATAAAAACACTTGGACCAGGATGGCCTAGGTTTGATGGATACATTGTAGGTTTTGCTGTGGCTACAGCAGGTAAGCAATGGTATTTTCCTATAAGACATGATGCAGGTGGTAATATGGATGAAGCAATTACTACAGCATTCATACAAGACATATTAAAGTTACCTTGTCCTAAAATATTTCATAATGCAGCTTACGATGTAGGTTGGTTAAAAATAAATGGTTTTGAAATAAGAGGAGAGATTATTGATACCATGATTGCAGCGGCAATCGTGGATGAAAACAGATGGAGTTATTCTTTAAATGCGTTAGCTGCAGATTATTTAGGGGAAATAAAATCTGAAGTCTATTTAAAAGAACGAGCAAAGGAATGGGGTATCGATCCAAAAGCAGATATGTGGAAGATGCCTGCAGGTTATGTTGGACAATATGCAGAACAAGATGCTGCACTTACTTATAAACTTTGGAACCATTTTAAACCTATTATTATACGAGAAAATTTACAAGAAGTTTGGGAACTAGAAAAAGAGTTGTTACCTAATTTAATTGAAATGCGTATGAGAGGCATGCGTGTAAATTTAGAAAAGATAAAAGGATTAAGAAAAGACTTTATATCTGAGGAAAATAAAATTTTAAAAACGATTAAAGATATGACAGGCATGTCCGTAGATATATGGGCTGCAAGATCGGTTGCTAAAATTTATGATAAATTAGGAATTGAATATCCCTTAACAGAAAAGTCCCAGGAGCCTAGCTTTACATCTAATTGGTTAGAAAATTCTGAACATAGTATTTCTAAACTTATTCGTAATGTAAGAGAGATTAATAAATTTCACTCTACTTTTTTAGATAGTATTGAACGATTTACTCATAAAGGTCGTATTCATTCAGAGATTCATCAATTAAAATCAGAGGGAGGTGGAACTGTTTCTGGTAGACTTAGTTATTCGAATATGAATTTACAGCAAATACCGGCTCGAAATAAAGAATTTGGCAATAAAATTAGAAGTTTATTCTTACCGGAAGAAGGAAGACAGTGGGGTAGTTTTGATTATTCTCAACAAGAACCAAGACTCGTAGCTCATTACGCAGCAGCCGTAGATAAAGGATTTACAGGAGCAGAGGAGTTTATCCAAGCGTATCAGGATGAGGCAGCTGACTTTCATCAATTAGTAGCAGACATGGCAGGCATATCACGAACCGCGGCCAAAACTATAAACCTTGGAATATTTTACGGTATGGGGAAAAATAAATTATCGAAAGAATTAGGAATTTCCAAAGATAAAGCAATGCAATTACTTCAGCAATATGATCAACGTGTTCCATTTGTTAAAAAATTGGCCACCGAAGTTATGAACTCAGCAGCTAAGTTTGGTTTTATACGAACACTAAAAGGTCGTAAGTGTCGTTTCAACACGTGGGAACCTAACACGTGGGATATGCACAAATCAATGCCATACGAAGAAGCAAAAGCTCATTATGGAAATAATATTAGAAGATCAGGAACTTACAAAGCACTGAACAGATTAATTCAAGGATCTGCTGCAGATCAATCTAAAGTAGCTATGATTGAATGTTGTAAAGCAGGTTATATGCCTTTATTACAAATTCATGATGAACTTTGTTTTAGTATTAACGAAGAGAAAGATACACAACAAGTAAAAGAGATAATGGAAAATTGTATTGAAGGTTTAAAAGTACCTTTTAAAGTAGATATAGCTTTAGGACCTTCCTGGGGTGAAGCAAAAGAATGAGTATGAAAAATTATTTA